ACAGCATCAAGCATATCTTGGACATGATTTCGTGATTGTATTTCTTCAAGAACCATAGCGTTGCCTGTTTTAAAGGACAATTCACGCATCGCAGTAGGTTTATCAATAAGACCAAGTTCAAGCAAGTTAAGAACTTTAGCATCCCTGTCTTGTGATTCATCACGGAATAGTGAACCCGCCTCAATAAATACTTCTGGTTTATCAACAATATTAGTTTGTGAAAGAGTTCGCCATACTAACTTGCCTGTAGAATCCATCATATTAATAAATCGTTCTTCTGTATAATATACTTTCATCATCTGTAAAACAATTTCAGACATACCTTTTACAGCGTGTTCGATGTTTTCCTGTGTCATAACTAACTGACTAACATCTTGACTTGCAAGCGCTTCAATTGCTTTACCTGATGTAACACCAACAGCACGCTTACCAAGTGTAGTTGAGTGAACGCCAGCAACATCAAGCATCTCGCTCTGTAGCTTTGCTATATGGTCTAAAACATAACTAGGCATACCTTTCATCTCTAACTGCTGTGGGATGCCTCCTGCGGGATTGTAGTAGATTTTTTCACCGGGAGTTCCACGAATAGATGAACCGTTTACACCAGATGTTTTTGGAATCAACCACTTTGGGTTAGACATAAGTTCTACGTTCTGAACAATTTGATTTCTAACTTTATTGTAAAGGTTCTGTAAGTCAAGAATATTTGCAATCATACCTGTACCCCAAAGTTTATCGGGTAGGTTTGTGTATCGAATAAACTGAACTGGAATACCTTTGATTGGGCTTTGACCTTTAAATAACCACTTATCACCCATACATACACCATACTTGCCATCTCTGAAATAAACATCAAAGATTTCTACACGGGGGTAGTAGTATGATTCACCTTCGTATGATTGAGTGTGTGGAAAAGTATTGTCTTCTGATTGGTCAGAAGAAAGCGACTCTGCGTTTTTAATATCTTCAGCATGTTGTGGATAAGCCTTTTCTAAATCTGCTTTGCGTACAATTTTACGACAAGCAATAAAATAAGATTCGTCAGGGTGCGAACATCCTGCTTCAAAGAAAAGGTCATAAGGCGAAATAACTGTAAGTTTTACACAATCATCATCAGCATCATAGTATTCTTTTAATCCAACGTTGCCACAGGAAACTAACCACTCAATTGCTTTGGTAATTTCTGTTTTTACGTTTTGACTATGATAAAAATATTTAAGTGCTTCTTCTGATGACTTTGCTTTTATAATATCTTCGTTAGAAGGTGAAGCAGGCATCACAGAAACGCCGGGATAGTTTGTTGCTAATCGTGATACAATAGCACGATACATATTAAGAATTAGATTTACAATAAGTTGGTTGCGACCGGGCTGATAACGCAGCGTAACATATTGTTGTAGTGATTTATCATAACGCACGTTTTGTTGTCCGTTAAGATACATAAGAGATAAATCCCATGCTCTTGTTTGTGATAACTTGGCGTTCTTTGCGCCTTCAAGCATCGATTTAATTGCTGTTGGAAATCCGTCTTTTTCTACGCCGTTTTCATAGTTCATAATTACTTACTCTCCTTTGAAGCAAATTTAGAATAAAGTGCTAGTGCGCTAGCAAAAGGATCGGCGTCTTTTTTCTTTTGTGGTTTATTACCAATCATCTCTTGGTATTGTGCTTCTTTTTCTTCTTGGTCTCCAACAAAACCACCAATTTCTTTACCGGCTTCATAACCTGCTGCTGCTCCTTTTGGACCACCAGCATAAGCACCAATAGCAGCGCCTACTGGAGCAGCAATATCAGAAATAAAATCTCCAACACCGTAGTCCATAGCCATGTTTGCGGCAGCAGCAATTCGTGCTGATTTTTCTCTTTCCTTTCTTGCTTCCTCGTCAGTAAAAACTTCACCTGACGGTAAGCCTCCTGTTCCTTTTATTTGTTTTGCTGGCATCTTAAATATCCTGTAATACAGAACTATTAGCTAGTTCTTCTTGGTTATCCCAATATTTTCTTTGAGTTGTTTCATAATCGATTTTACTATTAATAGTTCTAATTAAAGAACTCAAATCAAATCCTATTTTAAGAATTGCTGTTGTAGCAACAAGATAGAATATAATTTGAGTAGAAATAAAAATAGTATTAATCATAAATTTAGTCCTTTAGGTATTCTATTGCTTTCGCTAATAGTTCTACTGAATCCTGAAAGTTTCCCAAAGCAAGGTTGCAGTTCTTGCATAACAAGCCTCTCACCTTTCCTGTCTTGTGATCGTGGTCTACATGTAGTCTGTATTTCATGGAAGATTGGTGGATTCCACAAATAGCACAACAACCTTCCTGTTCTTCGTACATAGCGTCGTAGTCTATTGGTGTTATGTTGTATTGTCTTTTTAGGTCTGATTTCCACTTTGCAAACTTTCCTTTTTCTGTTTTCATGTATTTATATCTAGCTTCTTGTGCTTTCTTTGGGTCTTTGTAGGGCATCTTTGTTTCCTTGATTGGGTGGGGTATGCTAATAATAACATACCCCACCCGTTTAATCAAGACCTATTTTATTATAGGGCTACGCCGACAAGAGCGCCGTTTGCGTTGGGACGTTCGCAGTAAACGTCACAATACATCCTATAATAGCCTTCATAGGCATCAATACCGCCAGCGCCGACACCGGCACGGGCAAGGATGTTACCATCAAGGTCAGCAAAACCGGGCTTCTCCAACTCGGCTAGCTTCCACACCTTCGTGTGCATAAAGTAAAGCATATTCTTACCAGCGTCTACGGAGACACGGATTGGAATATTGTTGAAGGCGAGTCCGCTGAAACCACCGTCACCCTTGCTAGCGCTGTCTGTGCTTTTGTAAAGGTTAGCAGCGTTAGTACCAACAAGCAAGCTAGTGTAGCTGGCACGCTGTGCTGGGTTCATCATGATGACATCAGGCTCAAGGGCTGACTCTGTAAAGATGCTGTCCGTAAGGGACTGCATACGGTCTAGTGCTAGTGGACGGAAAGCGTCGTAGTTAGCAGCAACACCGCTGTCTTCTACTGAACGGATTGAATCAGACTGTAGTGCAGCCTGACCAGTAGCCGTTGTACGGTCAACACCAAAGTGAGAACCAGAAGAAAGGTTAGTTGCCCAACCTGTGATTTCTAGGTTAGCGTTGGCTAGTGCAGCAGCGTCACCTGTAATCTCAACAGCCCAGCAATCATCGTCACGCTCCTGAACTAGAACAGCATAAGCAGCACCGGCTGTGTAGCGGACGGTGTTGTTGGCTGTGTTAACAGAAGTAACAGTAACCAAAATAGCAGCGTTTTCAAGATCATAGTTTGTCATGTTGCGAAACTTGACCTGAAGTGTGCCACCAGCAGCAACGGCTGCGGCACGCTTACGCTCTAGCTCTACGGCATCACCAGAGAAGGGGATGTCAGAACCACCAACAGAGTCAGTAAGTAGACCAGCACCGGCGCTTCTTACGAGGGTGTGAATCCAACCAGCAGTTGTCTGACCTGAGAAGGTAGCAACGTTGGCTTTCTTACGAACGTCTTCTACGAGCTTACGAAGCTCAAGGTCGATGTAGTTACCGAAAGAGTATGCACCCTTTGCAGATGAGATGGCAGGACCACTCAACTGGAAACGACCATAGAGGAACTTAGCGTTGATGTTAAGCTCTTCGTAGGTTTGGTTGCCTGCTGTTGGTAGAGCAGCGCCTTCTGCGGCGAAGCCTGTACCGGAGTTGCGAGCAACGTGGACAGGAACGATAACACGCTTACCTGACCAATCTAGTTTTGCCTTTTCAAAAAGTTCAAGCATGAGAACTTCTTGGTTTAATTGCTCTGCGATAGCTTTGGCATAAAAGTTCTTAAGAACGCTATCGAGAGTTGTTATTGATGCAGCCATAATAAATACTCCTTATAGTTGTGGGTCTAGTTAGACCAATTAGCTTTCAAATAATCAAATAGAGAGTTACGAGCTTCGTCCATGTTCTTTGGAGATCTTTCCCTATTAGAACCGGGAACTTTACCCGCTTGTGAACTACCTGCAACCTGAACAACAGGTGGAGCATCAGGTCTTACGACAGGTGGTGCTGACGCCTGTGGATTTGCTTGTAGGTATTCGGCAATTGCCTGTTCACGCAATCCGTTAACAAACGTAGAGTAGCGCTCGGCTACATCCATCACG